TACAAAGAATTTCTAATATTAAAAAATAAATAAATTATGCCAACTACTACAAGTATTACAACTACTTATGCAGGTGAATTTGCAGGACAATATATTTCTGCTGCACTTTTAAGTGGTTCAACAATTGAAAATGGAGGGATTACAGTTAAGCCTAACATTAAATTTAAAGAAGTATTAAAAACTGTATCTACTGATGATATTGTAAAAGACGCATCTTGTGATTTTGATGCTACTTCTACTTTAACACTTGACGAAAGAGTGTTACAACCTGAGTATCAGCAAGTGAACTTACAACTTTGTAAAGCAGATTTCCAAAATGATTGGGAAGCTATTTCAATGGGTTATTCTGCATTTCAAAACTTACCTTCATCTTTTAGTGATTTCTTAATTTCTCACGTTGCTGCTAAAGTAGCGCAAAGAACTGAAACCTCTATTTGGGAAGGCTCTACTGCAACAAGCGGACAATTTGATGGGTTAACTACTCTATTGGATGCAGACACTGCACACACAGGAGGAAACAAAATCGCAGGAACCACTGTTGATGCTGCAAACGTAATTGCACAACTTGGTTCTATTGTAGATGCTATCCCAACTACTATTTATGGATCTGAAGATCTTAATATATATGTATCTCAAAATATCGCTAGAGCTTATGTAAGAGCTTTAGGAGGATTTGGAACATCAGGATTAGGAGCTAATGGTACAAATGCTATGGGAACTCAATGGTGGAACAACGGAAGTTTAACTTTTGACGGAGTTAAAATCTTTGTTGCAAACGGATTAGCAGATAATACAGCAATCGCTGCTGAAAAATCTAATCTTTATTTTGGTACGGGATTATTGTCTGACCAAAACGAAGTTAAAGTAATTGATATGGCTGATATCGATGGTTCTCAAAATGTGAGAGTCGTAATGAGATTTACAGCTGGAGTACAATACGGAATCGTAAGTGAAATCGTATCTTACGGAATCTAATATAAAAATAAACTAACTAAAGAGGGTGGGTAAGCCAAATTTGTGCCTACCTGCCCTTTTTTAATACAAAAAAACTATGGCTTGTGATTTAACAAAAGGTAGAAAAGAACCATGTAAAGATGTAGTTGGAGGTTTAAAAGCAGTTTATTTCGTTGATTTTGGCGATTTAGGTACTGTAACTAAGACTGACGATGAGATTACAGATTTATCAGGAACTTTTTCTGCATACAAATATGAATTAAAAGGTGGAAGTAGCTTTGAACAGGCTATAACGTCTTCAAGAGAGAATGGAACTACATTCTTTGATCAAACATTGTCTTTATCTCTTAAGAAATTAACTAAAGAAGATAATAAAGAATTGAAACTTTTAGCTTACGGTAGACCACACGTAGCAGTAGAAGATTATAACGGAAATGTATTTTTAATGGGATTAGCACATGGTTCTGACGTGAATGGAGGAACAATTGTTACTGGAGCTGCTATGGCAGATCTTTCTGGGTATACTCTTACATTAAATGCACAGGAATTAGAACCAGCTAATTTTGTTAGTGGTGCAACTGCAGCAGATCCTTTTGCAGGAATGGCTAGTGCAACTGCAACAATTATAGAGGGTACTAACTCTTAATAATTTTTCATTTGGTTTTAAAGGGGGTAGCAGAAATGTTACCCTTTTTTATTATAACAAATTCAAAGTTTTTTTATTGTATTAATATGATTGTATTAGAACAAAGTGCATCAGCACAAACTATTAATTTAATACCACGAAAGTTTACAAGTGGAGATAGTTATAATGTAACCATAGTAAACGAAACTACAAATACGGAAGTACATAACGTAGATACTACATCTATAACAGAGCAACTGTATTATAATACTTACACAGCGGTGTTTGATTTAAAAGAAGATGTAAGCTATACGCTAACTATTAAAGAAGGTAGTGAAGTAATACACAAGGATAAAATCTTTTGTACAAACCAAGCCGATTTAACAGATTACACTATCAATAGTGGTGCATACATTGCAAACGATACAGATAACGAATTTATTACATTCTAATGGATAATTTACACATAGTTAATTTAGCTTCTTACAACAGACCTAAAATAAGCGAGGACAAAAACCGTGATTGGGTTGAGTACGGAGACGATAATGATTACTATTCTTATTTAATTGAACTTTATACCAAC